TATATCACCTTGAGGGCCTTGGGGACCTATATCACCTTGAGGACCTTGGGGACCTATATCACCTTGAGGGCCTTGGGGACCTATATCACCTTGAGGGCCTATATCACCCTGAGGGCCTTGGGGACCTAAATCACCTTGAGGGCCTTGGGGACCTATATCACCTTGAGGGCCTTGGGGACCTATATCACCCTGAGGGCCTTGGGGACCTATATCACCTTGAGGGCCTTGGGGACCTATATCACCTTGAGGGCCTTGGGGACCTATATCACCTTGAGGACCTTGGGGACCTATATCACCTTGAGGGCCTTGGGGACCTATATCACCTTGAGGGCCTTGGGGACCTATATCACCTTGAGGGCCTATATCACCTTGAGGACCTTGGGGACCTATATCACCTTGAGGACCTTGGGGACCTATATCACCTTGAGGGCCTTGGGGACCCGTATCGCCTTGAGAACCAGCAGCACCAGTGGAACCAGTTGGTCCATAATACAATGGATCAAAATGAACTGCAGATACTGAAGCACCCTCTGCAACAAAGGCAATTCCCATATACAGGGGATTTGTACTGCCCCTCGCTGTTCTCCAAATATTTGTACTATCTGCATAATAATTCACATACTCCCCATCATACACAATAGAAAATACAGTAGAAGCATTCCAACTATATGGCACCCTTTCAATTTCTATGCCAGATTCATAAATTGTCGCTCCCCCAGAATTTGTGTAGATCGCATAGTTTAAGTCATTATATGATGGATATTGCACAGGAACAGCAGACTCTGTGAAACCTCCCATAATCCTGTATGCAAAATTTCTCGATGGATTCTGAAATGACATCCGCACTGGCCCCGTGTATGATTCGATAGAATACGCATTCGCATTCCAATCATTTCCTCCAATTTGGCCCGAGCATACTGCATAACTCGATGACAGAATAGTTGTGTTCTGGCTTCCTACCCAGGTAAATGTTCCATCGCCATATATACCTGTTGGGCCTGTGGCCCCACTAGCGCCTGTGACACCAGTCTCTCCAGTAGGACCAGTCTCTCCAGTAGTGCCTAATGATCCAGTAGGACCAGTCTCTCCAGTAAGACCAGTATCACCAGTGGGACCCGTGCCACCAGTGACACCTATATCACCAGTCGGTCCTGCAGCACCTGTATCACCAGTCGGCCCACGAATACCATTGAGATTGACAGTATATATCGAACTTCCAAACGTTCCTATAATATTGCTTATGGAGCCTATAACAATATTGCCTGTGGCGGAGTCATACGATGAGACAAGTCCTTGGAAAGAATTTGCAGAATCTGCAGAGTCAATTACAATGATAGAAGTTCCTACTACATAGGCTAGCCCATCGCCAACTGTAAATGATACTGATCCTCCAGGAACAGGAGTCGGAGTTACTGCGCCAGTCGTCGCCGAAATATACCTATCACCAGCAATCCCAGTGGGGCCTGTAGAGCCATTGGAGCCCGTAGGTCCACGGAGACCTCCGTAGGGGAGTTCGTTCCAGCGTCTGGAGCCGTCACCAATCTTAAAAAGTTCTGAATCAGATTCTATGCCCATTTCACCAACGGCTAAACGGGGATTATCAGAGGACCACTGTGCGGCAGTGCCCCTCCGAAATTGCAACTGTATAAACGGCATGGTGTTCTAGTTTGCCCTAATATAAAAGTTGCGTCTAAGATATATGCGCAACCTATATAATATTTATATGACCCCCATTAAAATGGTGTCAGGCTGTTCCATGCAACACCAGTCTGAGTAGATGTCTTTCCCTTTCCACTCGAATCCGTAAATGCTGTTCCACTTGTGGTCGCGAGTAGCAGCAGTTTTGTATTCGCAACGGGTGTAATAGGTGCAGAAGGTTTGGTGAAATTCGCCGTATAGAGTGCAGTGCCTTTCACCCAGTGGAAATTCGTAATGTATCCATTAAATGCGGCTGTAAGAGACCGTGTAGTCTCATTTCCCAGCGTGAGCGCCTGTGTCGTATTATTGAAATTCGTGGAATTAGTGAGTGTCGAGCCGATTTGTGTTCCATCTTGAAATACGCGCAGAGATGTTCCATTCCTAGTGACAGCATAATGAATCCATCTATTCAGCATATTAATGCTACTAGCCATTGCATTTGCACCTGACACCCATGCATAGAATGTTCTAGATGTATCAGAGCCTTCTTCTGAGACTGCAATAGATGCTGTTGAATATGATCCTATAGAGAATATACGCGGCGCACTATTGCCGCCTGTCAGTGCATACTGAAACCACTCGATTGTGAAATCACCGGTGCCGATTTGAAAATCTGCGTCATTTGTTATGCCAATACCTGATGATGCTCCTGCAGTAAATAGTAGGCTGCCGCCTGTCGAGGCGGGTTTTGGGCGTCCGTATGCATACCGCCCTTCTACACTACTCATAAATGGCATTGCACTTTGACTTACAATGAGAGTTTATCCGAATGTGGTCAGCTGACCGAAGGCGGTCCATGCTGAGGCAGTATAGTAGAGAGTGAAGGACTCTATTTCTGTTCTGGTGGCTGTGCCGGTGGGTCCTGATGCATTTGCCCATAAGATCGGAACACTAGATCCATTCACTTGTAGAGCATTCGCATAATATCCTGCCGCTCCTTGTTTAAGAATGAGGGTGGTGGTGTAGGCGCGGTCTGCAGTTGTAGGTACGTTTGTTATATTTGCCGTAAAGTTCGCCTGCATCGTGGAATGATAGAAAATATTGCCGGTGGTCCAGTCGTGTGTAACAGTTCCTGTTGCGCCAGTCTTTGTTTGACCGAGCTCCTGTATTTGCTGGACTGTTGTTGTTCCTGCGACGATTATGTTATTCACTGTTCCGCCGGTAAAGGTTAGACCAGTAGGGCCGGTGGGGCCAGTGAAGCCAGTGGGACCTGTAGGGCCGGTGTTGCCTGTTACGCCAGTAGCACCAGTATTGCCAGTAGGGCCAGTATTGCCAGTTACGCCAGTAGCACCAGTGTTGCCTGTAGGACCAGTATTACCAGTTACACCAGTAGCACCAGTGTTGCCAGTAGGGCCAGTATTACCTGTTACGCCAGTAGCACCAGTGTTGCCTGTAGGGCCAGTATTGCCTGTTACGCCAGTAGCACCAGTGTTGCCTGTAGGACCAGTGTTGCCTGTTACACCAGTAGCACCAGTGTTGCCAGTAGGGCCAGTGTTGCCTGTAGGGCCAGTATTGCCTGTTACGCCAGTAGCACCAGTGTTGCCTGTTACGCCAGTAGGGCCAGTGGTTATAGAAGCTGCTCCTGTTGCCCCTGTATTGCCTGTAGGACCGGTGACCGTGGAAGCTGCTCCTGTTGAACCTGTTGGACCTGTTGGGCCCGTTGAACCTGTTGGTCCTGTACGACCTGTTGGGCCAGTAGCCCCAGTAGCTGTGAGATTTGCCTGAGTATATCCATACATCTGAAAGATAGCAAATCCACCATTTGAAGTGCCTGCGCCTACAGCACCTGTGCGAATACGATAGAGAGAATATGCTGTATATGTCGGATCAACTACCTGTAATGTTAAGACTGATGGAGGAGCACCAATAGAGTCCATTGCCCCGTTAGAATAAAGAAGTGTAACCCAATTTGTCCCTCCATCAGCACTCGCCTCAAAATAGAACGATGAATAGTATTCTGTTCCTACAGCTCTTTTAGATATCTGAATCTGCCATATGGCAACTGGAGAGGGGCATTGGACTTGCCAGGTTGCTGAACTTGTGCCGAACTGAGCCCAGTCTGTTGATGAATTACCATCACATGCGTACCATGCAGCGAATCCAGCACTAAATGTAGAACTGGCTGAAATCGTGAAGCCACTTGTTGTAGCAGCTGTCATTGTTGGAATTACTCCCACAGCAGAAGGTGTAAGAGTGGTTGCAAATCCTGGTATTCCAGTCGGCCCTGTATTACCAGTGGCCCCAGTGGCCCCTGTAGCACCAGTAGGCCCTGTGGGACCTGTATTACCTGTAGGACCTGTTACACCTGTTACACCTGTAGGTCCTGTAGCACCAGTAGATCCTGTATTACCCGTTAGGCCTGTTGGACCCGTTGGCCCTGTGAAGCCTGTCTGACCAGTGAATCCTGTCGGGCCCACAGATAGACGTGTAATATTTACTGTGCTGCCGGCCTTCACCACTGATGTACCAGTAGGATCCGTTATGAAGTTCAGCCAGTCGCCAGCGTTGAGTGTCTGGTATATCAAAAGAGGTACGGGAGCTGGAGAGACGACTGCCTGGCCATATATACGCATGGTATAAGACCATATGTTGCTGCCATTTTTCTGTATTGTGAATATAGTTGCATCCTGTGTATTCGCCGGATCGTAAATTAGCAGAACTTCTATGGCATATGTTCCAGCCGTTGAGACAGTGAATCGACCTGTCGCATTTGTAAAAGTAATACCAGATGCTGCATTATTAGTTCCTGTGGCGTTTGCGAAGGCGTCAGTGGCTGTGAGAGAAGAGGCCGAGTCATTCGTGCGCGTGAAACTGATGAACTGATCTGAGCTGGCACCAAAAGAGCCTGTGGGACCGGTAGGACCGGTTGTTCCTGTAGCGCCACCTGTTCCCTGGATGCCTGTGGGACCGGTGGGGCCTGTGAAGCCTGGACCAGTAGGACCAGTGACACCTGTGAAGCCGGTAGGGCCAGTAGTTACAGAGGCAGCTCCAGTAGCTCCTGTATTACCAGTAGGGCCAGTAGTTACGGAGGCCGCTCCAGTAGCTCCAGTATTACCAGTAGGGCCAGTAGTTACGGAGGCAGCTCCAGTAGCTCCTGTATTACCAGTAGGGCCAGTAGTTACGGAGGCCGCTCCAGTAGCTCCAGTATTACCAGTAGGGCCAGTAGTTACGGAGGCAGCTCCAGTAGCTCCTGTGATACCAGTAGGGCCAGTAGTTACGGAGGCAGCTCCAGTAGCTCCTGTAAAGCCGGTAGGGCCAGTAGTTACTGAGGCCGCTCCAGTAGCTCCTGTAAACCCGGTAGGGCCAGTAGTTACTGAGGCCGCTCCAGTAGCTCCTGTGATGCCAGTAGGGCCAGTACGACCAGTTGGACCTGTTGCTCCAGTTGAACCTGTTGCTCCAGTAGCCCCTGTTGCTCCAGTTGGACCTGTTGCTCCAGTTGAACCTGTTGCTCCAGTAGCCCCTGTTGCTCCAGTAGGACCTGTTGCTCCAGTAGGACCTGTTGCTCCAGTAGCCCCTGTTGCTCCAGTAGGACCTGTTGCACCTGCAGTTCCGTTGTAGCCAGTAGGACCGGTTGCTCCAGTGGCCCCTGTTGCTCCAGTAGGACCGGTTGGTCCATCATCTCCAGGTGATCCGATATATCCAGTAGGACCAGTATTGCCAGTAGGACCAGTATTGCCAGTAGGACCAGTATCGCCAGTAGGACCTGTTGCTCCTGCAGTTCCATTGTAGCCAGTAGGACCTGTTTCCCCAGTAGGACCTGTTTCCCCAGTAGGACCTGTTTCCCCAGTAGGACCTGTTTCCCCAGTAGGACCTGTTTCCCCAGTAGGGCCTGTTTCCCCAGTAGGACCAGTCTCCCCAGTAGGACCAGTCTCCCCAGTAGGACCTGTTTCCCCAGTAGGACCTGTTTCCCCAGTAGGACCAGTCTCCCCAGTAGGACCAGTCTCCCCAGTAGGACCAGTTTCCCCAGTAGGACCTGTTTCCCCAGTAGGACCTGTTTCCCCAGTAGGCCCAGTATCACCAGTAGGACCAGTCTCACCAGTAGGCCCAGTATCACCAGTGGCACCAGTATCGCCAGTAGGCCCAGTATTTCCTGTAGAGCCAAAGGATGCAACAAGGCCCCACCTAATCGGATCATTTGAAGGGCTACTTCCAGAATTTCCATCGCCGCCTATCTTAACATAGCTTCCACCAGCATCAGAAACTACATCAACACCTGAGATATAGGTTCCATAGGAGGGATTCCATGGTCCGCGCCAAATCAACCCAGGATTACCAGGACTACCGGTAGGCCCATAAAGTCCTCCATACGGAAGTGAATTCCATCCTGTCAAGCCATTACCAATCTTAAAAAGGCCTGTGTCAGTTTCATATCCGAGCTCGCCCACGGCCAGAACGGGATTCACAGGAACCCACGCAGAGGCCGTGCCGTGACGCAGCTGCAGAACAATATTCGCCCCGTTGTAGGCGCCTGAGGGACCTGTTACACCGGTGATTCCAGGCCCGCCGCAGTTGAATGCAGGACCATCTGCATAGTCAGTATTAGGATCCCCACCGTCAAAAATATAATAGGTAGTAGGGCCAGTGTCACCTGTAGGTCCGACATCTCCAGTAGGACCGTGCAGACCTCCATAGGGTAGTGAATTCCATCCGGTCTGACCATTACCGATTTTGAATAGACCCGTATCGGTTTCATAGCCCATCTCGCCCACCGCGAGTAAAGGATTCACGGGAACCCATGCAGCCGCCGTTCCGTGGCGCAGCTGCAGAACAATATTGGCTCCGTTGTAGGCACCCGAGGGACCCGTATTTCCAGTAATGCCTGGCCCACCACAGTTAAATGCGGGGCCGTCATAATAATTCGTAGAGGGTTCGCCGCCATCAAAGATAAAATATGTATTATATCCTGTGGGACCAGTATCACCCGTATATCCTGTGCCTCCACCTCCTCCACCGCCTCCTCCAGCACCGAATCCCTGCCCTTTCAGTAACACAGCATTTCCACTTCCATCGATGAGCTGATAGACAGGATAGGGGTTATTCGCAGGTCTTACGGTGGTGAAGGCTTCCGTCCCTGTCGCGCCAGTAGGATTGATATAATAGACCGTGCCGGCCGGCCCTGTTAGCGACATGCGCGGCCTGTATTCTCCAAATGGGTTAAACGTGAAGTAGTCTTTGGAGGGAACACCCACGCTTGTGACAACACCGAGGGTGAATGTGACTCCGCTTACATCACCAATACCGTAGGAATGAGCGAAGGAGTTTGTTGCGGTATTATAATAGATCGGATCGCCGTTCAAGAATGTGCCTGAAGCATCGGTCTGATAGATACTGACATACTGATTATATGTGTTGAGTGCGCGAAAACGGCCAATCACGTTACCAGAGAAATTCGTGGATAAGTTGAAGGTATCGGAAGGAGTGAAAATGGGGAAGCCATCTTCATCCACTGTAAAGAGAATTGTGCGGCTGTCAATATTTGTGGGGGCACCATTGAAAGCTCCTCCTGCATCAAGGCCTGCATTGTATCTATCAACATCTTGAATCCTTGCATAGAATACTCCAGCAGCAGTATTGTTACCAGTATTTGGGGCATCTACCACAGTATATGTTTGCATGACTTTCCATGTTTTTCCGGTCGCGTCGTTCGCAAGCCAGTCGCCTGGAATCACATTGTAGGCGTCATAGTATTGCTCAAGTTTTCCGGTGCCAGGATTAAAGACAGATGCTGAAATGTATTCTATTCCATTTGTGTTGCCGCGGACAAGGTATTCATTCGGTGTGAGACCTGATAAAATACCTGTGAGACTGGGTGGTAACTGTATATCACCCGATCCTGGCACAAAATAGTGCATGTTTATATCCAATGACTTCGGCGGTGGCAAATACGCCATGATTCTATATTATACGGTATATTATACGGTATAGTTTAGTTATGTGAGCATTGGGCTAAGCCTATTAGAGATAGTAAATAGTGATCGTGGCAAGCCATCCTGCAAGAACACCTGATGGAGGGCGAACCGCCACATTCGCACCATTCAAGCGACCTGCATCGGCATTTATTATAGAAAGTTGATAATCGACTGTATTTTGCCATGTTACACCTCCTCCACCTAAGAGTGACTGTGCTGATGGACTCCAGTATGCCGAGGTAGTGTAGCCGGTGGCAGTCAGCCCAGTCGGGAAAGGGTATGTGATATTTGAGATACCAATGCTTGTAGTGCCGAAGAAGACAAGATCTGTCCCTACATTGCTCGTAAATACTCCACCTGCGGCCAGAGATGGAGTCGTGGACATTCCTGGAGGGATATATATACGAGTTAATGCCTGTGCAGTGGAGTAATCTAGAAAAATAGTGAATGATTTTTTGTCTCCTGCGGGACCAGTATTGCCGGTAGGTCCAGTAGGACCAGTATTGCCAGTGTAGCCAGTATAGCCGGTAGAACCAGTAGGACCAGTATTACCAGTGTATCCAGTATAGCCAGTATAGCCGGTAGGACCAGTAGGACCAGTCGCGCCGGTATTTGTAGCAGTGCCGGCTGGACCCGTAGGACCAGTATAACCGGTTCCTCCACCTCCACCTCCGCCTCCGCCAGTAGGACCAGTGGGTCCTATTAGATTATTGAGTTGTTGGCAGTGTAATCTTCCTGCTACACTTATTCTCAAGAGCTCACTGGAGTTCATCTCTGGAATTAGGTGCGTAAAGACAATACCATATAAATGACGCCGGGTCTGCGAATAGTTTCGAAGGCCAAATTATATTTACAGTATTATTACGCTGTTGTAATAGTTAGTGTAAAGGCTCCCGTTTCGCCTCCGAGAATATTTAAGCAGCATGATCCACTTGATACATTCATAACAGTTACGTAATTCTTATTGATATTCGCATAAATATTGGTTCCGATTCCCAATTTTGGTGCAAAGAAAAGGGGGATATTTTTTACAGCAGGTCTATTAGGCAGAGAGACTTCCATTTTAGTTACAGGACTGGGTGTATTAAATGTGATAATCTGGGATTTGGCGGAAGAATTAAAGGATGTAATACCTGTAGGTGCAGGACTAGTAAGACTAATATTTCCCACTAATGCTTTGGCAGTGGCAGCAGAGGCGGCTGCAGGTGTGCCGGCAGCTGGAGGGCGGCCGAGAATTATAGGTGGCTGGGCGATCATCAGATTAAGAGTGTATGTCTTGCCGATGGCCGCGCTGGCTCCGCCCCTCTGCCGCCTGCGCATGTGACGTGACTTATTTTTCAAATTACGCGAGTAGCGCTTAGTTGATCTCCTATTTGATCTCTTAGATCTACGAGATAATACCATTCTCTCTAGTGTATTCCAAGAGATAAAACAAAGTATGGCTACCCCCCGCGTAAAGACTCGGTTGAGATAAACCCTATAGAGCAATATAATGGGAGCCGCCGATCAGAAGATTATTCTTCTCAGCATGGTCAAAAATGAGACCCGTATTATTGAGCGTCTCATGGGCTCCGTAAAGGGCAAAGTGGACGCGATCGTAATCTGTGATACCGGATCTACGGATGACACGGTGGCCAAGGCGGAGGCCTGGATGAAGGCCAATGATATGTCTGGTGCCGTTTTCAACTACCCATTCACCAACTTTGGTGCTTCCAGGACAAAGTCCTTCCATTGCTGCCAAGAGTGGGTCGCCTCCGTAGGATGGAACGCAGCGACCACGTGGGCACTCCTCCTCGACGGTGACATGATGCTTTCCGATCCTATTGACCGGGTATCTCTGGCCAATCTCGGTCCTGAGCAGGCCGGTGTATCTCTCAAGCAGTCGGCAGGATCCCTCGTATATAGCAATATGCGCGTGCTCCGCTGCTCGGAGCCATGGATATGCAAGGGCGGCACCCACGAGGCCTGGACGTGCCCACCGGCTAAGCACACGACGCTGTTCGGGAATCCTGTGCTTATTGACCACGGTGACGGCGGCTGCAAATCCGACAAATACGAACGCGATGTCCGTCTCCTCATGGCGGATCTGTCGGGCAATCCGGATGATGCTCGCACTCACTTCTATCTTGGTCAGACCTATCTCTGTATGCGCGACTGGACGAACGCTATCCCCATCTTCAAGCGCCGGATAGAGCTGGGAGGCTGGGACGAGGAGCTGTATATCACCCGCCTCTATCTCGGGGAGTGCTACGAGGGGGCAGGCAACACAGCAGAGGCCATCAAGGTTCTGCTCGAGGCCTGGCAGTCGCGCCGTTTCCGCACGGAGGCGGCCATGCGCCTCATTCGCCTCTATAGGAAGCTGCCGACCTCCCAGTTTCTCGGGATGCTTATTCTTGAAAAGGTGTTCGCCATCCAGTTCGGGGAGGATTTCATAACGGGCACGAAGATTGGGAAGCGTGCAGAGAATAATGACGTGCTCTTTGTGAATCGCCGCGACATGCAGTATGATTTCTGGGAGGAGCTCGGCATCCTAGGATACTATTCCGACTACAGGCGTCAGACTTGGCTCCGTCTGGATGAGCTCGATCTCCGCAACACTCTCAACTGGCACGAGTATAATGCTCTGTTCGGACAGCTCCACTGGTATGACTGGAAGCTGAAGCCCCGTCGTGTAACTCGCTTCCAGATTCCTATTGAGCGTCTCCCTTGGCACGGAGAGCCCGAGGCGGAGGCCTGGCAGCCCTTCAATCCCAGTATCCGCGTGAAGCCGGATCGCAGCGGCTACATTGTGAATCTGCGCTGTGCGAACTATTACACGGCGGAGGCGAAGCACTATCACTATCGCGCCTTCCACGGGAAGGTTCTCACCAGGAACTGTATGATGGATGTGCCCAAGGAGGCCGGATGGAATAATCCCGCGTCGCTTGAGGAGATTATGATCGATCCCACAATTCCTCAGCGCGACCACTATATTCGCGGAATCGAGGACTGTCGCCTCACGCAGAATACGGATAAGATGGAGTTCCTGGGAACTTCTCAGTCGTATTCTGACAATGGAACCAACAAGATTTTTCATGTGTTGCGGGAGGCAGGAGATTCGACCTGGAGTCTGAAGCAGATGCCACTGCCTCCTGGAGTCAGCCCAGGAGAGGCTCAGAAGAACTGGCTGGGATTCCGTCACGGAGGCGAGCTCCTCTATATCTACGGATTCTCGCCCTTCAAGATCTGCGATGCCGCGGGCAATGTGCGCGTAAATGTCCAGACGAATGAGGGACCTCTCAAGCTGCGTGAATACAGAGGATCTGCGGGACCGGCTGCATGGAGCTCTCCCGCCTATCCCGATGAGGCATTCCTGTGTGTGATGCACAAGGTCTATATCGGTGACGCGGGGCGGAGGTATTACCACCGTTTCATGACGCTCGACAAGGAGCTGAAGCCTTCTCGCGTATCGTGCTATGTGCGCATGACGAGTGAGAAGGTGGAGTATTGGAGTGGAATGTGCCCCAGCATTGAGGGAGACAGTTATTGGATCACCTACGGAACACGCGACTCCGAGGCGTATATTGCGGAGATGCTTACACCGGCGATTGAGTCTCTGCTCATGTATAATATGAAGACAGGGCTGCCCCAGGACACTGCGGATCGTCTGGAGACTCTGAAGGCCTTCTAAAGAATAATATATTCACAGATGTCCATGTAGGCTATAATATCTCTGCGAGTCTCAATATCGAATGCATCGGCCTCCAGCAGTTTTGAATAGATGAACCACATGATTCGGCCGCAATTCGTCTTAACATCACATTTTTTTAGCTCCGCGCGTTTTGCTTTCAAAAAGCCTTTGAACGCGATGAGAAACTCGTCGGAGAGTTTGGAATCAATTGCGCCTGGCCAGTGGAGCCCCCGCTTTAGCTCGTCGCTATCCTTTAGCTGCACTTTGAACATTGATAAAAGTGTGTATGTGATTCCAATCTTGGTCGGAATAGTGCATAGCTCGTCATATTCTGCGAGGAAATCCATCTGCATAGAAAACGCCTTTCGCGTTTAGGACAGCGGCGATGTATTCGTCGGTGCCGCAGATTTGTATGGGTGCCCTTCGGGCAGATCTGCCACGCGGTTCCATTTCCACGCAAGATAGCCTTCAAGAACCTGGCGCGCGACTGGATTGATAGCGCCTTGATACAGTAAAATCTCGTTGTAATATCCGACCCATCCTCTTGAGAAGAGTAAATCCGTTAGGAAGAAATTACCGGAACCTGCCTGTGACTGATTTGTTGCAACAAACTGGAATGGTGTATTATATGTGATAAACTTGTAGCTCGCAGACGAGCTGAAGGTGCCATTAACGAAACCGGTTTGCGAAAAATCATTTGCATTTGGATTGTAGGAAAGTGCATTAGACCCTAGTCCAGGACCACCAATACGAAGCGGTGCATAGTTTCCTATAATGATAATATTTGCTAGAGCAGCGGCAGATCCGTTCGTATAATTCACCATTCCTACCACTGTCAATGAGCTTGCAGGAACTGTAGTGAAGGTGCTGCTGCCGCAGCGCATCTGATTGACATTGGTGGGGGAATTAACGGATGCAGTTCCATTTATAGTGGAATATACCATGTTGCCTGCGGTATTTGTGGTATTTTGTGCGTTACCAGATCTGTCCAGCCAAGAGTTAATATTAGAGCCAGAACTAAAGGTGAAGTTAGATGTGGCGATTGCATCAAGCCAGATCTGAAGACCTGCAATCTGGGTGGGGACGAATGGCGGTAGGATACCCGTCGGCATTGTTATAGAGGAGGTATACATACCTGGCTTCGCCCACATCACGTCATTGATTGAATTAATGAGGAACTGGTAGGTCGTGTTTGCAGAGAGATTATACAAATACCGCTGTGTATCCGTGCCAAATCCCGATTGAACGCTGCTAGGTGTTACGGGAAAGTTAGAGGGTATCGCGCGTATGGCATACCATTTTGTCTGCGCCTGTGTTGCAGTAGAAGATGGTGTCCAAGTAACAAGGGCGCTACTGGAAGTTACTGTCGAGGCTGTTACAGCCGCAACACTTTTTGAATATGGCGCGTCGCCACATTGGACTGTTCGGTATGTGGCAGCTGGACCCGTTCCGTTCGCGTTTGTGGCTGTGAGAGTAAAGGTTACATCCGTTTTATTGGGTATGCCAGTGACTGATGCGTAGCCTGCTGAGCCCCCGTAGGAATTACTGATAGAAAGTGCAGGGCAGGCGAGTGTATATCCGGTTATTGGTGCTCCAGAGCTGGGGGGTGCCCACCAGAATTCCAACTGTCCGTTGGTTGCGCGAGGCCGTTTTACGATAAGTGGAACACTCGGGGCCGACATCTTTTATCTCGGAATATTTATTTTATGCGTATAATCCCAGTGCTACGAGACCTGCTGCAAGGCGATCAAGAGCACCCTGTATAGTGGTTGGAGCCGTTCCGGTCCAGTTGCCGGCATTACTTGGCGTATATGCCGAGGATGCGCCGCCAACAGCACCTGTAGGACCCGTTGTTCCTACGTCGCCAGGAGGCCCCAGATCACCTGTAGGACCTGTTGGGCCCGTGCCGACTGCCCCTGTGGAACCAGTGTTTCCTGTGAGACCGGTTGGACCAGTTGGACCAGTTCCCAGAGCACCCGTAGGACCGGTTGTTCCTACATCACCAGGAGGACCCAGATCTCCAGTGGGACCTGTTGGACCCGTGCCCACTGCCCCTGTGGAACCAGTGTTTCCAGTAAGACCGGTGGGACCGGTGGGACCCGTCGCCATTGCACCTGTAGGGCCTGTTGTTCCTACATCGCCAGGAGGGCCCAGATCACCCGTGGGACCTGTCGGGCCAGTCGCCATAGGCCCTGTTATGCCTGTTGCACCTGTCAAGCCCGTTGGTCCAGTCCAGCCAGTGGGCCCTGTGAAACCGGTTGTTCCAGTCCAACCTGTCAAGCCAGTGGGTCCTGTGAAACCTGTTGGACCTGTGAAACCAGTAGGTCCTGTCAAGCCAGTGGGACCTGTCAAGCCAGTGGGACCTGTAGGCCCTGTGAAGCCTGTGGGACCAGTGGGGCCTGTAAAGCCTGTGGGACCAGTGGGGCCTGTAAAGCCTGTGGGACCAGTGGGACCTGTAAAGCCTGTGGGACCAGTAGGCCCTGTGAAGCCAGTCCAGCCTGTCAAACCAGTAGGCCCTATCGGACCAGTTGCCCCTGTTAAACCCGTTGGACCAGTAGGCCCTGTCAATCCCATCACGCCTGTCGGACCGGTAGGACCGCTAGGACCCGTCCAGCCAGTCAGACCGGTAGGACCCGTCCAGCCAGTAGGGCCGGTAGAACCCGTCGAGCCAGTAGGGCCTGTCACACCCGTCCAGCCAGTAGGGCCAGTGCCAGGATTGGACAGAATCGTAGTATGTATATGTGCCGGCGTGCTGCCACGGGAATAGATAGTAAGCTGCTTACCACTGGTGACAAAGACCGCATAGAGTTTCAGACGGATACGATATGTTAGATCAGGAAGACTTGTTCCAGGAATATACAGGCTCTGCAAATATATATTTGTTCCCGTGTAAATGGGTGTTGCCCCAGCACTCGATCCCGTGGCTATTGCGGTTTCTGTCACACCATTCGCCGTCACGTAGAATACGCTGTAATAGAACTTCACATTGTCCAAGTCATCATCGGATGTCGCCCACACATTGAGATCCCAGAGACCACTGATAATCGTCGTGCTTTGGGTGGAGCCGGCAGGAGTAGTAAAAGTTCCCATTAAGAACGCCATATTCGCCGACTGCGCACCCGATGTTATCGAGGTTTGCGCGGACAGAATAGGATTTGTGAGCAGACTACCGGTAAGTGGTGCCGATCCTCCAGACACATCCAAAAAGAGTGTAAGACCACCGGATACTCCGTTGGAACCCATGGCACCTGTCATACCTGTTGGCCCAGTCCGTCCAGTTGCACCAGTCGAGCCCGTTTGACCTATCGAGCCGGTGTAGCCTGTGGCGCCGGTATTTGCTGCAGTTCCAGGAATGCCTTGACTTCCAGTAGGGCCTAAATCTCCTGTTGCCCCTTGACTCCCAGTAACTCCAGTGGCACCCACGCGACCGGTGGGACCAGTAGCACCGACTCCCCGCGGCCCCTGCGGACCTTCAGTGCCCGTCCAGCCGGTAACACCTGTTGGTCCCGTAAAGCCTATTGGGCCAGTAAGACCGAGCGGGCCTATGCGACCTGTCGGACCCGTAGCACCGAAGCCCGTTTGACCTGTGCAGCCTGTGGGGCCTGTGGGGCCCGTGAAGCCTGTGGGGCCTGTAGGGCCCGTGATGCCTGTGGGGCCTGTGGGGCCTGTGATGCCTGTGGGGCCTGTAGGGCCCGTGATGCCTGTGGGGCCAGTGGGACCTGTCAAGCCTGTAGGACCAGTGGGACCTGTCGGACCTGTTTCACCTGTTGCACCTGTATCGCCTACGGGACCGATTTCACCTATATCGCCTTTGGGACCAATTTCACCTGTTGCACCTGTTGCACCCGTATTCACCGCAGTTCCAGGAATACCTTGATCTCCTGTGTCACCTGTAGGGCCGGTGTAGCCAGTGCTTCCTATTGGACCAGTTACACCTGTATATCCTGTAGGACCCACTTGACCAAATGGCCCAGTAGTGCCGCGCGGACCACTTGGCCCAGTGGTTCCGACTCCTGTGGGACCAGTCGAGCCGGTCAAGCCTAGTGGTCCCGTCGCACCTGTCAAACCTGTCGCACCGAAGCCAGTCTGTCCAGTAGGTCCTGTAAAGCCAGTCACTCCTGATGGACCAATCCGTCCGGTCGCACCTGTCGCGCCCGTATTTGTTGCGGAGCCTGGAACACCTGTAGGACCCGTGGGACCGTCATTGCCTTGCGGACCGACTTCACCAGGATCACCTTGATTCCCTGTGGGACCCGTTGCCCCAAATCCGGTAGGACCGGTTGCACCGGTAGTTGCCGCCGTTCCAGGATTTCCTTGTCTCCCAGTTGGACCAGTCGGACCTGTGGGACCTGTTGCACCGGTATTCGTTGCTGTTCCTGCTGGTCCTACAAAGCCAGTAGGACCTGTTATTCCTGTTGGCCCAGTGAAGCCAGTGAAGCCAGTTGGACCAGTATTACCCGTCGAACCGGTGAAGCCTGTGTTTCCAGTCACACCTGTAGGACCAGTCCAGCCAGTAAAGCCTGTGGGGCCCGATGGCCCTGTGTTTCCAGTAACGCCTGTAGGGCCAGTCCAGCCAGTAAAGCCTGTAGGACCCGATGGCCCCGTGTTTCCAGTCACACCTGTTGCACCTGTCATGCCTGTGGAGCCAGTGGGCCCTGTCCAACCTGTTGGACCCGTTGCACCAGTCTTTCCTGTTGGACCCATATCACCTTGTCCGCCCAAATCTCCTGGTTGTCCCATCGGACCAGTAGGACCGCGACATCCTGTAGGGCCTGTTACACCGGTGTCTCCTGAGCAGCCCTTTGGACCTGTTGTTCCAGTTTGTCCGCGAATACCGGTTGGACCAGTCTTTCCCACGAGACCGGTAGGGCCAGTCATACCGGTTGAGCCAGTGTAACCAGTGGTTCCTGTTGCACCGGTATTTGTTGCAGTGCCTGCCGCGCCAGTCGGTCCAGTTTGTCCGGTAGATCCCACCGCTCCTGTGGCACCGAACCCGGTAGGTCCTGTCGAACCAGTCTCGCCAGTTGCACCAGTCGGTCCAGTTGCGCCCGTATTTGTGGCGCTGCCGTCCAGACCTGTTGGACCGACTGCTCCCGTGGCGCCAGTATTCGATGCTATTCCACCCGGACCGATAGGTCCTGTGACTCCCGTTGGCCCCGTTACACCGGTCCATCCGGTCAGTCCAGTAGGTCCCGTCCAGCCGGTGGGTCCTGTGCGACCTGAGGGACCGGTTGCACCCGTGTTTGATGCTGTTCCTGCTAATCCTCTGGGACCAGTGGGTCCAGTGCGACCAGTGGGCCCGGTTGCGCCAGTATTCGAGGCGGTTCCTGCGGGTCCAGTCCAGCCGGTAGGTCCTGTATAACCAGTTGGTCCAGTCGCGCCCGTATTTGTGGCGCTTCCTACTGGTCCGGTCATACCCGTGGAACCAGTCATACCTGTAGGACCGGTCCAGCCTGTGGGACCAGTCATACCTGTAGGCCCAGTCCGACCCGTGGGACCAGTGTAACCGGTTGAGCCGGTCACACCGCTTGGGCCTGTGACACCTGTCGCACCTGTCGCCCCAGTATTCGTTGCTATTCCTGCCTCACCCTGCACGCCTGTCGGGCCAGTTGCACCCGTATTCGTTGCAATACCAGGAGGACCCTGATATCCCTGTGGCCCTACATCTCCAGGCTGGCCTTGTTCGCCGGTTGGACCACGACATCCTGTTGGGCCGGTCGAACCCGTTGCGCCTGTATTTGTGGCAGTTCCTGCAGGACCCTGTGGCCCTGCTGAACCTGTTGCACCCGATGGACCCGTCCAGCCAGTTGCACCCGTGCTTGTGGCGTCTCCTGCGATACCCTGTGCGCCAGTGCAACCTGTAGGACCCCGTGGGCCTATTGGTCCGGTTTGTCCTACACGACCTGTGGGGCCGAAAATACCTGTAGATCCGGTCGGGCCTGTCCATCCTGTTGGGCCCGTTGCCGCCATGCTGATTCTATCTTAGCAACGTTAAAAAATCCAGTTTAGACACACGTCATCATCTCTATTTTGTCTTAGTGCTCTCCTTCCATGCACGAAATCCCCTCGTGCGCTCAATAAAGTATGATGATCCGAGCATTTGTATGGCCATTTGGTGAAGCTCGAGCTGTTCTGGCTTCATAGTTGCCAGATATTTATCGCCCTCGGATGTCACGGTATGCGGGGGCAGATCTGTCTTTCTCATTGTCGTGTCCATTGGTGTAGGGCGACCAGGCTCATCCCCGCAGCTCAATTTTAGCAGGTATCGATAGATGGTGGATGACCCTCGCCTATTGAGCGTGAAATCTACGGATGATATCTTCAGTATTCTAAAGGACAAGGGGCGGGCTCTCGCCACATTTAAGAAGGGTGACACGATTCATGTGTGGAATAGAATGAGCAAGGGCTACTCATATCGTCTGGATGAGGCACCAGGCCAGGGATTTGCTCCCGAGTTCAAGCCATGGGCCGATCCTGGTGAGATGCTCGCTCTTGGTGCATTTGAAGGAAAATATCTGAATGATTGTCTTCTGGAATTTCCTGCGGAGTGGTTTTTGCGCGCAGCGGGTCTTGGCAAACTTCATCCTTCCGATTACACGAAGGAAGTTAATTTCTTTCAGGCGGATTCGCGACTGACTATACAGGAGTGGCGGCGGAAAGGGTGGTTGCCTGGAGGTCCCAAGAAGACGGGACTTCTCGCGGATCCTCATACAAATCCCGATGAGCGCGGCTGGTTCCAGTGGTATTGCAGATATTGGATGGGTCGCCGTATGCCTGTGCTTGACGCGGAGCAGATACGGCGCTGGAAGGCATTCAGTCGTCACGACGCGCAAGTCAGGAAAAACTGTCAGCGGGGGGATCTCGAATGTCGCCCACGGCAGCGCCAGGCGCTTCTGCAGTGGGCCTGGAATCCATTTGTATAAGCCGAGGGTCCTAAAACTTTCTATGCTCTTCCACTAGGATGGCGTATGTAGCGTTCGATTTAGACTGCACACTCGGGTTCTTCGAAATAACAAATGCTCTCGCACATTTATGGAGTCCGGAATTTCTGCAGAATCCGGAGCAAGGTGCTCCTAACAGCACATTGAGAATCTCTGGAAAGCTCGCGTCCAAGCTGAAGCGCGCCCGCTACAACTTTGCCTCGGCTCTTCTCGAGTCGCCAGAACTGCTCGATACCATTATACGGCCAAATCTGGGCGTTATTATGAAGCAGCTGCTGGCCGCCAAGCGCGCCAGGAAACTCCAGACAGTTATTATCTATTCCAACACGGGTGTATCATACTCTGTGGAGCTCGCAAAAACGCTGATTGAGCGTTTATACGGGGTTCACGGATTCTTTTCACTGCTCGCGGATCACTGGCATCCGCTGCGGGGAGACGATCATATTCACGAGCGCGAGGGTGTCTATATTGAGCCTCTGAAGACAATTTCCACGCTGCAGAAACTGTTCAAATCTGCTACAAAATCGGCAAAAGATATTCCTCTGCGGAAAATACTGTTCGTGGATGACAGGCAGCCGAAACACCAGCTGGCGGATCAGGAGAAGTATGGACTCACCTATGTAGTTCCTGATAGATTTGTCCCGAAAGTCACCCAACTACAGAAGAAGGCTATTCTGCTCATGGCTATAGATGCGCTTGACGGAGTTGGCCTTTTGAACGATCAGGAATATCTCAACTCTGGATTCTGCCATAGGAAGATTCCATATGACTTTGTGCTTGTATATAATATTCATGGATTCCCAGATCTTTTCACATATGTGTGGGACCAGATTCTGAGGGTGAAGGGCTCTGCAAAGAAATGGGTTCCCGATTCGATGGTGCTCAGTCGCCAGATTACGAAATTCTTGGAACAGGTGTAAGACCACCCTATAAAAGGTTGAGATAGCGCCCGACCCCATGCACAATGGCGAAGAGTAAGCCGCCCCAGATAGAATCGGCAATGGCGAAGTTGAGTTCATACTTCGCCAGTGTTGAATAATTCGTGAAATCATAGACGGCATAGACGGCCAGACCGGTCAAGAATGCATCGAGGGTGCCCCGTGTTTTGAGGACAAGATATCCGAGGGCGAGATAGACGGGTGGCGCACCGGCCCAGCGTATGGTCATGGGCGCACCGCCCTGCACGGTTTTCGTCATGGTCTGGGCCCATTCGCTCGTTGCGTAGAGCCAAGGGAGATCACAGACAATAAACAGAGCGGCGAGGGGCAGGACTTTTCTCACAAGGTCAAATGCGTCCATCGGGTTATCTCTCTACTCCTACCCAAGTCTAGAAATGGCGGAAGAAACACTTCGGTTAGAAGGATTTTCCGATTCCTTGCGCGGGACACGGAGTTATTGCGTCGCGGCAACTCCCGCCTTTGCCCAGCGATTCTTGAAGAGTCGTCTAGCGGCCCTGGATGCGGATGTTGCACATAGAGGCCGCAAGATTCTCGTATTTCAGGGGACTGCACCAGCCCCGCGCTGGCTCTCGCAGCACGGATGGGATGCGACATTTCATATACGGGATATAACGGATCTCAAGCTGGCGCTGACACATCTACAGCATGCCGTGCGCCCTACCCGGGTTGTCTGGGCAGGTGGTGATCCTGCCCCCGCCGTTCTTGCGACTCTTGCGCGCATGGATGGAATAACTCTGCTGAGTCTGGGTGAGAAGGCGCCCACGGCTATAGAGCACTGGCAGGGGATCTTCTGGTCACCAGATGCTAGGCAGGAGGACGTTGAGCCAGCTCTTGTGGCGCGTATGGGGCCTACAGGGATTACAGGTCTCCGCTCGGTTCTGAAGGAGCTGCGGGGATCACAGGTCGGTCTTGTCTGGTCCTCCATAGGAGAATCGGATAAGAAGGGGTCCATATATTGGTATGATCCATCCGAGGGCGGCGAGGCAGCGGCGCAGATTGATTTGGTGGAGGCCGCTGCTGTTCTTACAGATGTCGCAGCTCTTCTCCTCAAGAAGTAGTAAGCATTTTATGGAGAATATCCTTATGTTTGAACAGCTGATTTGCCAGGCGAGAAAATCCTCCTGATGTCTGCAGAAAGTATTTGCCACCCGCGAGAATGAGAAGATCAATCAGGGCATTGCGCAGATTATCAGAATCTGTTTTGCCGTAATCATGCAGCCTGCCGTTTTTTTCACTAGTATTGTGTTTATTCGTTGCAGGCGTATGAAGAATCTGCGGATACTTCCGCTTGAGTGTCTTTAAAAGATGAGTGTTATCCGTTGCAATATATGGAGGATATGCTGAGTGCTTATGTATAAATCCCTCTATCACTTTGATAGGGGTATTTTTACTGTTTTTGCGTGTGACATTTTTGGACCGAGGTTTCGCTTTTCCCATAGTATTTACATTATTCATGATTTGTAACTTTCTATCTGTGGCACGAAGATGAATAGATACATATTCTGCTGGCATGGGGATGGAACGCACAACATTTCTATAGGTTTGAAGAAACTGTGGAGTAAATCGCAAGTGTTTGAAGGTATTGAATGGCAGCATATATCCCCCACCTCCTTTGCTAGAATACAGAAGAACCTTTTCACGCGGATATATTTTGTGTATATCAAATGATGCTGGTTCTGTTCTAAATTTCTTAGCCTTCTTTGCTACCTCTTGGAAATATGCGATAGATTTATACATTTCAGGTTCAAAGGGTCCAGATTCGAGTTCTTTCATCTTTTCTTTGGCATTCAGATACAGTGGGACGGGATATTTGGATACGTCAAATATCGTGCTGACATCTGTTGCGGCATAACTGGCAATCTCCCAAATAATGGAGTATTTGTGATTGATCGCGTATTGCGTGCAGATTCCGAGATGGGTCAAGGCGTCATTAAATCCATTCAATGAAATCACATATATAAAACTTTCTCCTGCATGGACTGGCTGGGGGCGAGACGTTCCTTCTGCACCGATTGGAAGCTTGCTGTGGCCACGGTGCGACCAGCAGAGTATGGTCTTTGAAGTCCGTTTATTAGGATGCAGTGTGATTGGACCGGTGTCCCATATCTCATTTGGAGGCAGCCCTACCGCATTTGCACAGAGACTTATTACAGATTGACATTGGCGATGAAATTTGAAACGGGGGTCACTACTCTGGCCGTCGTGTTTGCGGCTTCCGTCACATGCGCCGTCTTTACAGGCACGAATGAACATTTTTATCATTTCTGCGGCCTTTTTATTTGCCATATTAATGCCGATGAGGCCGCCGGCGTGTTCAGGCATGTTTTCCGCCTCATCGCGTGTGACGTTAAAATACTCGAGGCATGCATCACTACAGGTCTGCGCGCAGTTATAGCTGCCGTTTCGTATAGTGAGATATCCATCGCGCTCTATTTTTTCAAAAATAGGGCTCACGTCGCGCATAGCAACTACCGGGCTATCCACCCATAAAATCTTCTGGTAGCCTTGTTTAATAGCCTCTTCAAAGGCGGCGGCCTTGGCATTATAGGGATTATTTGTGTTATAATGTTCGTTCGGAAACTCTGACCACATAAGGGTCGTTCCGTGAAAACGGCCCTGGAGCGAGGCTCGGAGGCGTTCTTGTTCTTTTGGATAGCGCCCACCGATAGAGACGTTTATTATACATCTCATCTTACTATATGGGGCCATTTAAAACAGCTTATCGGCCTTGTTGATTTCGCGCGGGATCCATCTTACACCTGTCCATAGTGTATCCTTTGCGATGTGTTCAATCTTATTACGATAGTAACGTGCATATTCATGCTTCAAAGGGGGCCGGAATATGAGCCCGTGAATAACACTCAGATTGTCGTTTTCCAGGGCGATTATATCATGATCGCGTGATACCGCGAGTTCGAGGCCGAAGGCGACGGATGCCCACTCTGTTTCGGTGGATGATCTTGCATGAATCTCCGTGAGGGCAGAATGACGATCCCCAGCATCGGGTCCTGTTATGACGGCCGCGACTCTTGATTTGGGATGGGTGCGCCGAAAGGAGCCGTCGGTCTGCACACGGGCGAACGAGAGTGGGGTCATTTTACTTACGCCGTTGAGGCGGATATAGGGTGTGAGGATAGCACCTAGCACCTTAAATGTCATTCTGTTTGATAATATTTGTTAAGGTTGCTTTATGCTGTAAATGCCGAATATATTCTTTTATTATACTCTTTGGCAGGCTTACTTGCCAAACAGCCTGAATGTTCCCTTCTTCGCCTTGAAGCCAGCCTTCACCAGGCGCTTCAGTGCCTTCTTACCCGCCGCGTGCTTCCTCCTGGAAACAATGCGCCCCTTCTTGGTCTTCATCAGATCCTTCCTGGTGAGGCCGCCGCTGGTGTGCTTGGCACTTCCGTGAAATACCTGCGCCTTGGTGCCAACAGTCTTCATTGCGCCGCCCATCATGTTCTTGCGAGTAGAGTTCATTATATATGATCATTAGAAAGGAATTCGTGGGCATCCTCCACCCAGAATCTCCTGCTGTAGGCGCCCCATCGTCTCCAAATCATACACGCCCGCAAAATGCACTAAAAAGGTTCCCACTTGCCAAAGAGGCTGACCAGGCAGTCCGCGCAAATACGCATTGAATCGCGTATGGTCTGCCGTAGTTTGGGTCTTTGCCAGATCCCTAGGCACCGTTTCCAGAAGACGAATCATGGCCGCATTCTCCCACCAAATATGATATGTCAAATCCCCCTGCTCTCCCACACGTCGCCACCAGTCTCGGAGCCACGCCGTATTTCTCATCAGCATATTTCCAGAATTCAGGTGACCACATGAATCAATAGTTATCAGAAGATCCTTTTCATCCGGAAGAAGTGGTAGAACATGCTCCTCCAGACTCAAATAAGGATTCGTAATCATGACATCCGCGTCGGAAAGAAATACCAGCTCTCCCTCGGGTAACTCCACCAGCAGCGAAAGAACGAACTCAATCTTCGACCACGGAATAGGCTTCTCACGATTCCAATACTCTTCGCCACCCTGAACATACCGATAGCCGTGTCTGGCGGCATACTCGCGTTTAGAGCGGAGTGACGGCTCCAGAGCCTTCTTAAAATCCGGCCCGATTGCCAGAGTTGCTATCACCACCATCTACATGTAGAAATATTGGCTCTTTACGTCTGTTTCCCGCGTATTATATTCAGTGTAGAGTAGGATGGCCCCGAGGTCTAAGACGTATAAACGAAAAATCCGTCGCCGCGGCACTCGCCGATCGGCAAAGGAATTGCTTCTCTATCAGATAAAACCCTATACAGAAAGCCAATTCAAACAAATTTCGAAGATTTGTAATAGCATCCCGAGGAGTCAATTAGTATCAGACGAAAAGGCCGTAGGAAGGCTCATGCATGTCTTTGAGGATACGCGGCATCCTATCTATAATCTGATTTACAACCCAAAATTCTTAGAAGCAATGCGTGTAAAGCTTAACAATCCTGGGATCGTTCCGTGCATGTCAATCCCTATCGAGTATCGCGTCTATAACAGTGGATCGTATATGGATTGGCACAGAGACACCCAGATGCTATCGGATCAAAATCAGTATGAATGCGTCCTGACTCTGACAAACACGTCGGACAGTGTAACTATGATTGACTATGGAACACACAAGGAGAAGATTAGATCCGTTCCCAACAGTCTTATTGTCGTGCGAGCGAACGGTATTCGGCACGCGGTTAGTAAAACCACAAAGGGTGAGAGGACTATCGTGAAATTCACATTCATGACCGCTCCGGTTTAACAGCCTTCGTCTAAAAATTGATGTTGCCTGTGCCCATGAGTGCTATCATACATGCCATACACCTATCAAAAGAATCAGGCGGGTGAGTTCGTCTGCGGAATCTGCGCGGCTGTCAAGAAGAATCAGAATACTATGCATTATCATATGAAGCGTCATGAAGGCCATCTCCCTTTCGAGTGCCCGACGTGTAACAAGGAATTTATGCATGCGCAGACGCTGGCGCTTCATGTGGCCGCCCGCCATTCGGAACAGGAGGCGGCCTCTCTTAAATGTCCGTCTTGCCCTTATAAGACTCTTACAAAGGCAAATCGGATAATCCATTTCATGCGGAAGCACTGTGCAGAGGCTGTTGCGAAGGTGGCAACCACGGGCAATACATGCCCCGAGTGCAAGAAGGAGTTAAATAGCAGCACGGCGTTTCTCTATCATTTCGCCACGAACCATTCTAGAGTGCTCGGTGAGCAACATCATGAGATCTTGGCCGATATTCTACAGTAAGGCCTTTCAAACCTCTGATGACTTGACAAATGTCTGTGACATGATAATAAGCTTATATAAGTGATAGCCGAACGCTCCAAATGCGAGCAGGAGAAGCATATCGTAGGCGGGGCGATGAGTCTTTTTTCCGTGATATCCTATCCAGAGGAGCAGAGGTGCAATGATGGCAACATGCATGAGATTGATCCACAGATCCGGGGATCCTGCGAACCAGCGTCCGACTGCTCTGTATCCGTGATAGACAAGGACAAGAATTCCGAGACCGAATAGGAGATTATAGATCCATTCTGGAGTGGCTGCTCGGTTGAAGCCTACCCATAAAAGGAGTGGGGCCACAAAGATAACATGAAATACTACTATTAAGAGATAGTGGTCAATCATTTCTCTGCGATGAGAGTTTATTTTGCTGCAACTTTCTTCAGTGCGTCATAATTCACACTGACCACATATATCACTAGTATCGACCCGACGATTGCAGCAATCTGCTGAAGAGAAAGAGAGCCCTTCATGTAGCTTTAACAGGGGTGCCGTTAATTTTCGCCATATGATGGCGAATCCAGGTCTCCACCTTGAAGTTATCGGTAGAGGAGTAGGTATCAACGACCTGCTTGTTGGCGACGATCAGAAAGGTGGGAATAGAGCGGACTCCGCAATAGCCCGCTGTGTAATTATTCTGATCCACATCACACTTCAGCCAATTCACCTCTGTTACCGCTGCCTCCAGTGCGGGAATGTCGAGCTTCCTGCAGGCGCTGCACCATGTCGCTGTGAAATAGATGACTGTAAAATATGGCAGAATAGTGCCCTCAGGAACAGGTTGCCGCCCAAGGAGCTGCTCAAACTCTTCCTGATTCATTAGATAGCGCATTTTCCTACTCAGATTCTTGCGCTGCCGCTTTAGCCCTGACAATACCGAGACTGACGCCGCCGAGAACAATCATGGCAAGTGCGCCTAAAAAGAGGGTTGTGGGGATATCGGGAATCTCTTTTCCACCGCCGGTTTGTTCGGAGGTGCCCTTGTTTAATATATTGTTTGCGATCTCAGTGAGGCTTTTTGTGGGCGCTGCGCCTCCACCTCGTTGGGGCAGAGCGGGCATAGGAGCCGAAGCCGCCACAGGAGCCGAAGCCGCCACAGGAGCCGCGAGAGCCGTAGATATTTGGCTAGTATTTGTCTTCAATGCTGATATCACCTGTGGCAGAACGGCAAACGCTCCCAAGCTACCGCCCGCTAAGGCTGTTGTGCTGCCAACAACAAGGATAAGAGTCTGTAGCGCAGGCTTATATGCGGCAACAATCTCGGAAGGAAGATACTCTAGAAGACTATATGCCCCAGTGCATAAAAGCCCAATCCCTGTCGCCAACATCACAGGCGTTACAGTTCCCGAAATAGGTGGATAGTTACCCGTCGAATCCTTGATCGGGGCATTTCCCACTTTTGTCCCCAAAAACGGCACCTTGAATCCCTCAGCGTCGAACGTCGGGCTGAACATCTGCACCAAGTCGAAAATATACCACGGATTCAGCACAATCAGCCAACTGATATACCACAGAGATGGGTAATATGCTGTTATCATTTTGCTCGCGAGAAGACACATGGCCTGCAGACCAGCCTTTGTAGCACCCCAGACAGTGGAGCCCATCGCGAATAGATTCATGCCACCATATCCCAGGAAGGAGAATGGCTGAAATGGGATTCCTCCCGCAAGGAAAAACAGCCCGAGCCACTGCACAGGAATGCCCTTCTTAATGAAGTTCTGTATAGGGGTTAATCCAGAACTCTGCACAGAAGCAACAGTTGGAATACCTTTAGTCAGACCCGCCAACTGACCTGTGACTGACGCAATTGAAGCCATCGCTAATCAGACATACGACCTAAATCTTGAACAGAAGCCCCGCGAATCCATTCACCACGCGCAGCACATTGTGATTCTTGGTATAGACCACAATGTGTGCATTTCCACGATTAGGAATATATGCCGGATTTACGATCTGATATGTCTGTGGAACACCGTTATTGACAACCGGCTTTCCATTTGCGTCAAGCACTGGAACAGTGAGTGTGGCCGTAGCGTTCGCATCCGGGCGAAGATTAATAACAAGATTCATATTATCGATTCGGCTGGCATTCAGGGACCCACTGGGCTGCATTTCCTCTGGCCGGAGTGAGAAGCTGTATAAATAGATGAACTTCTTGACATCTGTGGAGGTGTGATACTGGAATGGCTGAACGATACGGAAATATCCTGCATCGCGTGCATCGAATCGGTCATATCCATCCACCTGTATAACGGCATCCTGGAGCATATCCTGGGAGTTGCCTGGTTCGTAAGCCGACGTGGAGCCGTAGTTATACCACTCGTGGGTTGTCTGCATAACATCGCGCTGCAGAACCCAGATGATCTCTCGCAGGGGATGATTGAACTCCAGTCGGATGGTGTGGGTGTTTGAAATGGCCGGTAATGACACCTGTGGAGTGTATTGGATCTGCTCGATCAGATACTCATGCGTATTCGCAACGAACCTTCTGCGCTCCTCCGTATCAAGATAGACATAATCACCCCATAGGCGAATATCAACAATCTTCGTGGGCTGAGGCTGCAATGGCGCGCATCCTGGCGTGAGACTGGAATTCTGAATCATACCTGCCAGACTGCGAAATTTCACGTTGATACGGATAGGGTGATACTGCATCGCCAGCAGAGGAAGATAGAGACCCGGATTTTTGTTGAACCAGAACTGCAAAGGTATATACAGTTTCTTTGCACCATACGTGTAACCACCTACGGAGCAGGTGGCGGGAGGGATGGTCACCGGTGGTGAGTTGAGACCATCCACGCGCCCAACCATGTTACTCAGAGCATCTACCTGCCCAGCGGGTGTAGAGAGCGTTGACCATATATTCATCCATTCTCCGGTCTGTTTGTCAATCTCCTGTTCGCCGATTTCCAGTGAAATCTCCTCGATCAGCGAATATCCCGTATTATTCACATAGGCTGCAGCAGTTCCGTCCGTCATCGTCACATATGGCAGAACAACCTCCATGATGATGGATCCGAGCAGATCACCTCGCCTGGGCACGAGGGCAGTCACACGCTTTCCAAAGTCCGGATCGCCGTCAAAGTAGATCGACTGGGACTCCATAGCAAAATTGGTATAGCGCCTATAGACCATCTTAAACCAGGTTATTTGGGGATTTCCTGTTAAAAATACATCCTGCTTTCCTTGTGCGACAAGTTGAAGTAGGCCTCCTCCTCCTGGCATTCTAGTGTGTTGCGCGACTTATTGATGGCATGGTATTCTTATCCTGCTTCATTGCCGCAGTAGAGAGAGGCAATCGCCATACCGGGTAGTAATATATACATGGTATCGCGTCCTTTGTCCAGCGCCCAGAATCTCACAATCTAAAAAAGAAGGGGTATGGCCACGAATCTTAAAACATTAGATGCTGACATTATCACACTCCGACAAATCAATGTTCGCTCTGCGGCAAATGGCTTTATTCCCGCAGATAACATTTTAGTGTCTAACGGTGCAGGATTAGGGTATTGGACATCCATTAGCTCGATTGTGCCGAATCCGTTCTATTGCATCAGTGACTCTACCGGTTCCACCATGTGTGCAAATGACGTCAGCACAACGCTTCGTGTAAGCACAGTCGGGGTCCAAGGCCTCTTTTCTGGATATATCGACTCCGTCGCCAGCACATTCACATTCAGCAATGCCTATCCCAATCTTCAGGTGGCCCTCGACACTGTTCCTGCAGTTACGCGTCTTGCTGCCGGTCTCGTGCCTAGCTCCGAAAATCTGACGATATCAACCGGCCAATCCACTATCAAATTCATCGGGGTGGGGGATCTGCGTCTTTCGACTGTGACGGATCTGCGCGCAGTGTTTTTCTCCGTCAGCAGCTATTCTGCGACCGGCTATGCGGATCTTTCTGGAGAGGCTCGCGCCTGGCGCGGATTCTCCTACAGCACACTCTCTACCACTGCCGGATACGGAAACTTCGTAAGTAGTATCCCGTATTCCACATTCTATAGGGTAAATGAATACGTGGGATACGGATGGGACTGGACACCACTTCTCACAAGCAATATTCCGATGTCGACTGTGGAGACCTATCCCGATTACTCCACGGGCGATGTCTATTTCAGCACGCTATCCTTCCCTATTGACCCCTTTATCCGCTACATCCACCCCAACTCGACCACCAAAATGTTTCTGGAAGTTACTCCCTCGTATTTCTTTCAGCGCATGTATCTCGGAAAGAGCACAATGAATCTTGTCAAGGAATTCTCCACCTTTATTCAATATGAGTCTCCGACTTCTGGCCGCCAGATTATGAGCAAGTCGGCGAATGGTAGCTATCTGTTCTCACAGAGCTCTAATGCCTATAGCTCTAATTACTATAATGCCCCTCTGCGGCTCGAACTCGACACGGCGTTAATGATGAGCAATGCACTCAATGATGGGCTTCTAACAAATAACTATTATACTCTGTATCACCGCATTCCTGGAGCGATGGCCAGTCTCTTATCGGACGGCTATTGCGACTACAATATTGATGCCCGCAGTGGCTTCAGCAATCGGCTCATCACGTATGACAATCACACCGCATATAATAATGGCGTGTTCTTGCATGTCTGTAATCAGCCCGGGGCAACACCACCTATGCCAGGTCCTTGATCTCTACGCCTTCGCGTTTTCCGAGTTCTGCCGCCCAGAGTTCCAGCTTTCCTTGGACGATTGCCGTTGGTCTATAGGGCCATGGCGACAGATAGACGGCATTTGACCAGGGGCCGGCGCGCACCCAGGCTAGATGAACATCACCACGGCCATGAGAAAACTTCCAAAAGAATCGCTGACCTTCAGTATTCTCTGCGAAATTTACCCGGATTTCTACGTGCCGCCTCTGATCCGGCGCGGTTATCGCGAGGGGCCATTCGCGCTCCAGCTTGGCGCAGAGGGCAGCATACCAGGCCGCACAGGCCTCCAGTCTCCAGAGAGTTGCCTGAAACGTGAATCCGTAGGTGTCTGCCCTAGGCGTCAGCCTGGCCCAGGAGGTGCCTGGCTCTGGAGGTCCCTTTGGACCTGGGCACGGCATTAGACGCATACTGCTAATGGTGGAATCCGCTTGCAGCATCGAGAACATATCCGCTATGGCGATGCCATCGGGCGCACGGTCAAGCAGAAAATCCTCCTGCATTGGAATAACATAGTCAAATCTGCCGGTGGAGGCCAGCTTTTCTAGAGCCTTTGCGCGGGAATCGAGAAATCCGGATTCGCTGGGCTCGAGTGTTAGCAGTTCGACCCCGAATTCACTACGAAGTTGCTGGCATATGGGATGATCAGGAACCTCCGTAGCCAGGACCCGAGTCACGGGAAACCAGGGTGCGTAGCGCTTCATCAGAGTAAAATGAAGAGGCAGCAGCCCGTAGTATTTCGGTGTGGAATTCACGAGATACACGCATCTTTCCATCTTCTGTAGAAGGGGTGCAGATACCTAAGGTGGGCAACCTAATTCCAGGTAGAATGCTGGCCAAAAACCCAAAGACCGGTGCGGATATCCGAATCATACAACTTGAGACGTCCATTTGGAGAGACCAGAAAACTGTGGTCTGGTTTGACGAGGCGCCAGCGGCAGCAGCCCCGTGGGCCCGCTGGGACATCGGAGCGACCAGTCCCGCGGCGGCTGTCGCCCTCAAGAACGCAGGTATCAAGCCGGATATTGTTCTCTGTCTCGGCGACGTGGAGGCCGCCTATGACTGGCTGAAGAGCGGAGCCTGGTCGTCCGCCCGCCTCGTGGCCGTTCCAAAGGCTCTCGTGGATCATATTGGACTCGAGGACATGATCGCCCTCCGAATGTCCAATCTGCTTTGTCTGGATGAGATGCACGAGCTGTATCCTTTTACGGGCGCCAAGTGGAATGGAACGGTGGAGGATGCGAAGACTCTTGTGACTCTTGGTCTCCATTATGGTCGCACGTTTCCGTGTGCGCCGAGTGCAGAGCGTCTGGCCGTTTGCGCGGAGCGGGGGCTGAAGGTCTCTACGACGACGGAGGCCCCCCGTCCTATGTGGCTGATTACGCAGTATTATACGGCCGCCAAGGCCCGCCGTCAGAAGGAGATTGAGGCCTGTCTCCATAAGAATCTTGAGTGTCCGCTAGTGGATCGCGTAGTGCTGCTGAATGAGACTGCCTGTGCCCCGAAGCACCCTAAGCTAGAGGAGCACGTGGTAGGAAAGCGTCTTACCTACGGAGATGTCATCCGTTGGATCAAGGAGAAGCTGCCTGAAGAGGTGATTGTCGTTTTTGCGAATGCCGATATCTTTCTGGATGGGGAGTCCTGGAGAACTCTGTGGTCTACGGATCTTGATACGCAGGCGAAGTTTCTCGCGCTGCTGCGTTGGGACGTCGATGGAATCGGAAAGGCTGAGATGGATGCCGCAAAGCTGTTCGGGCCGCGCGCGGATTCCCAGGATACGTGGGTGATCTCTGCCAAGGCCGTCAAGGCTGCCGAGTGGGATTGGCCGGCACTTGAATTCCCTTTCGGACAGGGGGGCTGTGACAATGCTATTACGGTGGAGATGTTCAAGCGGCGGTTCATCGTGGCAAATCCGGCTCTCACTCTGCGGACATTCCACTTTCATACGAGCGAGGTGCGCACCTATGACCCGCGCAACATCGTGGATAAGCCTGCCTATCTCTATATCCATCCTTCGGGGCTGCATGATATGAAGCCGGTTATGGACATTAGCGCAGTGGCCAAGGAAACACAGAAGCTCACATTCAAGCCGTTTCCAAGACCTGTGCGCGGGCCTCTGAGCCAGGCACAGGCTCTCACTTTCTGCACAATGGTGTCTCGGGCAACGCAGGGGGTAGTGCAGCTCGATGCGGGGTCGCAGAATATGTGGGCACCGCCTGCGATCTCCTTGCACAGTCTTGCAGATGTATTCCAGACGCGCGAGGGGCTCGCCTACACATATGATTCTATTCTGGTGGGAAAGACCAAGGCGTCGAGGTCGGCCTGGGCCGAGTCGCAGCTGAGTTCTATGTCGCCTTCTCTGGCAGTAAAGGAAGCTGTCATCGCCCCGCTGTCTGAGGATATCGCAAGTAATCCTGCGAAGTATGTGCTGCAGTATCTCTCTAAAGTGTTACTCTTGAAGCGGCTCTTTGCAGCACCTGAGGGTGAATTCTGGTGTTCCAAGAAGCCGGCCTGTGTGCAGGCACTGCGCGCCTTCCGTTGGGAGGAGCGCGAAGTCCCCGTGTTGTCTTTGGAGGATAATATGCAGACCTGGTGCTCAAAGGCGGCCGTATGGAACTATGAGGATACTCCTGCCGAGCTGGTTTCTCAGGAGGAGGTCGGAGCTCTGCGCACGGCCTTTGGTCTGGGCGGCGGATGGCTGCCGGCGACCCGAGAGGATAAGCCCCGCCTTGTTATCTTTGTAGATTCTGCGTGGCTGACGGATGATATTGCAGAGGAGCTCGAGCGGCAGCTTCCGCAGCTCGATATGAAATTCATTTGGGTTGGGCGCACGGCGCTCGAGCAGACGCTTCTGGCTTTGCGCGGGGCATGGGGTGTTCTGCTGTTTTCCAAGGAGCTGGCTCCATGGAGCTGGGTGCTTCCTCTTAAGGGACTCGTCTGGGAGATCCAGTCGGAAATGGAGCCGAATGCGGGGCTTCTGCATTTGTCGGGGGCGGCAGGACTGGAGCATCGGCTCACGATTGTTCCAAAGGGTGTACCGAATGCGGTAGAAAAGGCGGCAGTTATTGCAAAGCTCGTGAAGGCCATGAGTGCCGAGTTGCCTGCGGCTGCGGCTGCGGCTGCGGCTCCGCCTCCACCTGCGGTCAAGCCCCAGCTTTTTCTTCCGACTGGACACACCGGTTTTTTCGCCCACGCAGGAGATTCCTTTCGTGAAATGGCTGGAATTTGGGCTGAACGAGGGTTTGTGGATATTGTTCCAAGTAAGACCCAGCATGTTTGGCTTGACGATACCCTTTTATATGATAGGCCGACTCTGGAGTGGCTTACTGCATCCACCGATCCGAAATGGACTCGCGGGCTCTTTGGGAATCCTGTTCCTCCTGCAGGCGGCTCCGCCTGGAGTTTCTGGCCCCGTCGCCCGAGTCTTGTGGAGGCCGCCGTTGCCAGAGGTGCTCCGACCCGTCCCTGGGAGAGCCGTGACAAGGGCGTCGTATTTTACGGTCGCTCCGAGAATGCCGTCCAGAGAAAGCGGCGCACGACGGCTGATTGGGCTCCTGCCTGCGATGAATTCGTCCATGTGGATGGTGCAAAGCCCTATCCGTATTCCCAGACCGAGTATTTGGACAAGCTCGCCGCTGCGAAATACGGTCTCTGTCTGGCCGGCTACGGCAACAAGTGCCATCGCGAGATCGAGTGTATGGCAATGGGATGCGTTCCGGTCGTCGCCCCTGAGGTTGATATGGACAGCTATGCCGAGCCTCCCCAGGAGGGACTCCACTATTTCCGCGTGGCAGATCCGGCCGATGTGAAGCGTGTTGTCGCCGAGGTGACAGCCGAGCGCTGGACGGTGAT